ATGGTCATAAGTAAGTGAACCTACATTAGAATCATCAGCATCTCCAAATAATAATATTCCTTGTGATGATGTTCCAGAATCTAATAATAATTGAGTATGACTTGAATTTGTAATGTGTAAATCAGCAGAAGGACTATTAGTTCCTATACCAACTCGGTCATTACCACCATCAACAAATAGCATAGATGCGTTGCCATTTGATTCAACACGGAAGTCTAGGTCTATAGAATTTTCATTTAATACTGTTTCACTTGGAGTTAATAGAATTCTATTTCTATCTGTTCCATTAACTATTGTATTAATTTGAAAACGCCCATCTTCAGTTCCATCACTAGCATCTATTATTTGTGTTTGTATATTTGCGTACAAAACATTTTGTGAATTATCATTACGCCCATTAAAATCAATTTGAGCAAGAAGGTCATCATCAGCAGGACTTGACGAGTTTCTATAGAAATTTAGATTTGGTCCAAAAGCAGAATCAGCATCTGTAGATACTAAAGTAAGTGTATCTGAATTATCTGCTGTAGTAATGGTCATGCCATCAGATGAAGTTATACTGCCATCAACTTGTAAAGTAGAAGCCATATCTACAGCACCATCAATATCTACTACATCTAGGTTAGTAGTTCCGTCTACGTCTATATCGCCAGAAATATCTAGAGCAGTACCAATTAGAGTTTGTGAAAAGGTAACTTGTCCGTTAGAGGCTATAGTCATAGCGTCTACATCAGAGGCAGATCCTATAGTTTTACCGTCTCCAATAATTAAATCATCAGTAAGTGTGACTATACCTGTAACCCCTAATGTACCGCCTACCGTTGCGTCATCTGTAACTGTTAGATCGTCTGAGATTGTTAAGTCATCAACTGTGGTAGTGCCGCCTAAATTTAGGTTAGTAAAAGCATCTACTATAGCTGCTCCAGAGCCAGCTCCGTCTGAATATACAGCTTTTACATGACCTGCTGGGATCGTGACGTTTGCGCCAGATCCTTGAGAAATAATAATGTTTTGTGAGCCAGAAGTACCATTTTCAATAAACCAAAGCTTAGATACGGTATTAGGGCCAATAGTAATAGTACAAGCTGAGTCAAGTGTACCTGTATATTTGAGATACAAAGATCTACCTGGATCGGTAGAACCGTCTGCTATTGTTGTAGTGTGGGTGTCTGCGTTAGTGGTTATAGCCTCTGTACCAAAGCTAAACGCTTCTCCAATCAGTTCTAAATTAGTGTTAGTCGAGGTTCCCCAAGTACCTGACTCATCACCTGTTGCTATTTCTTTTAATCTTAAATCATTTACATACGTTGCCATATTTTATGCTACCTCTTCCCAATCTGGGGTTTGTGTTTCATTAACTTCAGCAAAGGATGAACTTTGGTCATCATCAATATTAGCATAATTTTGGGTTTGTGTTTGATTTATTGCACTAAAACTGGAGGCTTGATCGTCTGAGATGTTAGCAAAGTCTTTTGTTTGATCTTCGTCAACCAATCCCCAAACAAGCACATCAGTTACAAAACCTGTTGCTGCAACACCTATTAATGTAACTGTTGACTTAGAAATTGTCGTGACAGTACCAACTGCAGATGTGCTCCCTACACCATCTATACTAAATTTTGCATTGTGATGAATTGTTAAAGATCCAACTGCAGATGTTGCGCCCAACCCAGATATTACAACATTTGCCTCGCCATCTACATCAACTCCAACACTGCCTACAGATCCAACTGCTCCAGGTGCATTTGCTACGGCATCACCGTTTACTCCAACTCCACCTATAGCCGAGGTAGCTACTTGCGAGCTAGGAGTGATATTTGCTTTACCCGTTATTGTTAAAGTGCCAACAGAAGCAGTAGTAACTTGTGTTGTCGGTGCTACATTAGCTTTTGCGATAACTGTAGGTGTGCCAATAGCAGATGTCGCTGATTGTCCTGTAAGAGTAAGATTAGCTTCACCATCAATACTAAGTGATCCTACAGATCCTGTGCCGACTTGTGATGAAGGCGTTACGTTAGCTTCTGCTACAACTGAAACAGTGCCGAGTGCACTTGTAGCTGATACACCTGTGAGTGTAACGGGTATGGGTTCACTCCAAGGCCCTTGCCCCCAGGTGCCTCGACCCCAACCAGTTATATTAGCCATAAGGCTAAGCTATTCTAATAATCGCTGTGCTTGCTGCTGCTGCAGGGAATACTATTGTGAAATCGCCTGCTGTAGATGTTTTATCACCACCAAAATCTATAGTTGCTACAGATTTATTACTATCTGATGAGTTATAAATCATACAACCTCTAGCAGTAATAGTTGCAGTTCCAAATGTCAAATCTGCAAAATCAGTAAAACCAGTGGTGCCACTAGATGTAGGATCTACTCTAGTTAAGTTACTTCCGCCAGATGTGTAGTTTGTGCCACTAGCTTGTCCTGTAGTGGTAAAAGCTGTAGTTGTAGCACCTAAAGTAGCTGAACTTGTATATAAAGCTAATTTAAAAGTGTCTCCGCCTGAGTTTTTAAAGTTGTGCACTGCTTCAAGAAGTTCTTTTTTGAAACTTGTGGTTAATGTAGAGCTTATAGCCATATTAAATTCCTCTAATAATTTTTGCTAATTCTTCCTCTCCACCACCTATTAGATCTTGTATTAGAGAGGCTTTATAAGATTTTAACGCATTTTTTATATAAATCAAACAAACCTGATATATGGCATCTTTATAAGCTTTAGCTTGTTCTTTGATGTGTGGCTCGTTGTCTTCGGAGTAACTTACAATCTTTTCTGTAAGTCTTTCAGCCCAAAATTCAGGGGGATGACCGCCAAAATTTGTAGTTTTAGCTTCAATAATACCTAACTCTGGCATACCAACAGGTGTGATTTTATTTACCATTTTTTTGGTTCTGGTGGTTTTAAATGTGAGTCGTTTCTATCTATGAGAGTTGGTTCCTGTGATTTTTTAACTACATCTAGATTTTTAATTCTTTCAAGTTTAATACCCTCTTCATCAACTAATATTACATATGGGTTTTTCAGTCTATGATAACCATAAAGTTTTTGTTCTGCAGGAACATCTGTATCTAATAATCCAGATGTATGTGCTACTTCTACTTGGATACCTGCAGAGATGCATTTAGACAACCAAAACTCTACACATGCTCTGCCAGCCTCTGCAAAGTGAAGATTACCTTTATATGAAAAGTCAATACCAAATAATTTAAGATTTGCAACCTCGTTCCAGTATGCAAAAGCTACAGCGTAAGCCACAGTATTGTTTAAATAATGGCAGTTAGAATAATTCACTACTTCTTCTAGTGGGTATTCTACAAGTCCAGGACACCTCTCATCTAATTCACAACTATATATTGGACCCTCATGTTCTTGTAACAGTTCTTTCATGCTTTCGGTTTGACCCCCAGCATCATCAGTATCTAAAAATCTAGATGCAGGATCCATCATAAATACCCTATCATGGTAGATAACTGAAGCTACGCCATTAATAGCCCATACTTCGTCAAAATGCACCCCATGTGATTTTGCTAAATTATAATCAAACCAACTTTTACCCATACCAACGATGGCAACTGTTTTGCCTTTAAGGCTTTCTGAATTACTCATTTTTATTTTATGAAACCGATGACCTCAAAGAATCGTAACGGTATTCATCTCTTCTTCCCCTAGCTTCTGCAAGGTTTTTCAACCTTGATATTTCCATCATAAAGCGTTGCTCATATTGTTGTTGCATATCGCTTTCCCCTTTTAAAAATATATTTGCCTCTACTAAACTCCCATATAATAAGGCATTTCTTGCATTATTTGACAACCATGTGCCTGTAGTATCTGAAACTAACGAATTTGGTTTAAAAAGATAGTGTAACTCAACGGTATAATTAGAATCTGGCACAGGGCTTACTATTAATGTAGAGCCATTGTTAGACGCTGTAGAGAGTTCTTTATCAAAATCAGCGTAATACTTAGGCAAATCTCTAAGCGTTGAATCTGTGGGATCTACGATGTATTCACGCATAAAAGAAGGATGTTTCTTATCTAAATAGTGATAATCACCATTACCATCAATAACTGCAAGCGAAAAACTCATTTGAAAATCTGTTGGTGCCGTTAAATATGTGTTCCCCGCAGTAAGAGATCCTGTTACATTCTTTCTAAAAAAGTCAAACTGTATCAGTTCAAATATGCGTTCTTCAGCGTTTTTTATAAAGTCATCTAAGCTGTTTACAAAGGTGGTTTCTTCGTTTTCAACATAGTTTTGTATTAATGTCTTGAGTTCGGCTAATGTCATGTGATAACTATTGTAACCTCACCAACACCACCTGTCATCTCAGCCATAGTAAAGTTTGCAGGTAAAGTTGATGGATTCATGTAGTCTGGTCTGAAAATATTAGAATTAACCACAACAACAAATCCTTCCCCCTCTTCTGCATCATTGTTAGGGCGTGGTTTGTATAAAGCTTCTGGATCTGCAGTGGCTGTTAGTGGCTCTAATTGTGGATGTTTTGGTTCGTAACACTGAGGACAAACTTTTGCGCCATTCCATTCTTCACGCAGTTCGTGTAATTTATATTCAAACGAACACCTATCACATAAACCTTTAGCAAACTTTCCTAAAGCGTATGCCATCAATTCATCCTTATGTCAGGTCTTACTCTAAATGATGCTCTATCCTCATCTTGGTCTGCAGCTCTTCTAAACTCTTCTTCATACATTGCTTTAAGCTGAGGAGTAAGTTGTGGGTTCTTCTTCATGGACAAGTAATATGCTAAACCTGCAACAAAACAAGGGTAAAACCTAAAAGGCATATCCATTGTATTGGTTGCTGCATCGGCATCATCCATACGCACCAATTTATTAAAAACTAAAACATCTGTGCTGTTTTCTGGAGCAGGCCATATTTTTAAAGCAGGTGTTGTTAATTTATCAAAAAAGAATTGTGATGGTCTTGCTTTTGTTGTTTTATTGGGAATATTTAGATATTCAGATCTACTTATTCTATTCATGCTAATGTCCGTTTGTACATCATTAACTGTTCTACGTAGAACAACATCTAGGACATCTATAACATTTGCATTAAGCGAGTAATCGGTAGTTCCTTCTGTAACAATCTGTGTGGCTTGTTCTATTGTCCATTGATTTAAACCCCTATTAGCCCATTCTGCTAACATAAGGTTTACGCTTCTAATTGCTGTTTTTAGATCATAACCAGTGCGTAACTCTGCACCACATCTCTCGTACGCCTCTTCAATAAACTCTGTTACGTTGGGTTCAAAGTTTGTGCTACCTGATAAAGCCATTACTTTTTCTTTTTAGCTTTTAAAGATCTTTCTATTTGTCTTGCCTGTTTGGCATGTAACTTAGACGCACCTTTAAGTTCTTTAATGAGTTTTCTTTTTGCTGCTACACTTAATTCTGCCATTATTCCTTCCTATCATCTTGGTTATACAGATTATCAAATGTTGTATATGAATCCATATAACTATCATGTTTCTCTGCTGAATGTACCCACTGACTTGGTGAAAAGTCTGGTGGGCCATCCCCTACACGCCAAAGTGCTGGGTTTGTTGCTCTAACCCTATTGTTTGGCAGAGCTACAAAATTACCTGTATATTCACCTGCGTCAGTCAAGTATAGCACATGACTTTGTTTATGTTGTGCCGAATCATCTGCAATGCTGTGTTCGGTATAATCAACAGTGAACATATATGTGCCTGTATAAAATTCACCGTCTATTTTACAAATCCAAGGTGAAGAACTTACCCTGTCTAAAACAACAACTGAATGATGATGACTAAGACAATCCCAAGGTTGTGCTAAATGATCTTCCATTGGTGTAGGCCATTCATCTAGTGGAACATCAGCAATTAATGCTTGTATGGGCATACGTGCCCACATTGCACCACCATGTACATTTTCATCTGGATGATCTTCCAAATCTGTCTCACAACCTGTAAAAACAACTTGAAAAGACAAAGATCTATCTGGAATGGTATTAACGGCAAATGCTAATGCATGTAAGTATTCACCGTGATAATTTTGATGGTTGGCTGTAAATTCTTTACGCACCCAACACTTAAACTGCGGTATGTTTGATATTAAATAAGACAAAATAACCCCCTTTTATCTTTTAATTTTTATTATTTTCTGCCTCTTGCTCTATATTTAGAAGCCTTGCCACCTCTAGCCATATACTTGGATGCCTTACCGCCTCTTGCCATGTATTTAGAAGCTTTGCCGCCTTTAGCCATGTATTTAGAAGCTTTTCCACCCTTAGCCATGTACTTAGATGCTTTACCACCTTTAGCCATGTACTTTGAGGCTTTGCCTCCCTTCGACATGTACTTCGAGGCTTTGCCTCCTTTAGACATATATTTAGCACCTTTTGCGTAATATTTAGTTCTTTTAAACATTTAAGTCCTCACTTTTTTTTACTTGATTTTTTAACTTTTTTTGCAGGTGCTTTCTTTTTTGGTTTGACTACATTACCAGCAGCATCAAGGAAGATGCGATCTTCAACTACTGGTTTGTCTGGTCTAACTTTTGCATCAAGCCTAGCCTGTGATTTTGGATCTACATTAGCTTTTTTCTTTGGCATCTTTTACTCCTAACTTATTGTAGTAACCTTTCTTTTTGGCTCCATAACTGCTCCACAACCTCTAGCTATAAAACCACCTTTTTTCATTTTAACACGATTTTGTTTTTTCATGGCTTTTTCTATTGCCATACCTCTTTTCATCTCATATGAAGATAATTTACCATCTTTATTAAGATCTGCTTTTTTTCTGTTTTTCAACATTGTAGTACCTCCCGTACTCATAGAAACTCTAGCTTTTTTTGTGTTTGCTACCACAGTTTTACCTTTTGCACCCGCACTTTTCTTTTTTCGTGCAGTTTTTGCTCTTTCAGCTTTTGATAAACTTCTGGCTTTTGCTGCAGGAAGACAGCGATCTGGATTTTTTTTGTTTTTACTGGTGCCACATTTGCCTTTTATAGCGCCATCTGTACCTATACGTACCCAATTTTGTTCTCGCCACTGCTTAAGCTGTCCCATTATCTTAATCTATTTGACATCACAGCACCTTGGCCTCGTATGCTTACAAATCCACCTTTCGCTTTCTTTTTTCTTTTCTTACTGCCTTTTGCATAATTTGGATCTTTGCAGTATTTTGATGCGGCCATATTGGCATATGCTGAAGGGTAAGTATCAAAAGTTCTTTTTGCCCAAGCTTTACCTGCAGGACAGATCTTACCGCCACTTTTTGCTTTTTTAGCCATTTAACACTTCCATCTTCTTCTTGCTTGCCTAATTCTTGAATTAGGGTTATTTCTTGTTTTTGCAGAACTGCGTTTCAGTTGACCTAATGATCTAGCACAATAGGATTTACGTCTTTTTGCAGCTTTGCTACCTTTTTTTACTTTCCCAGTCACTGCACTTTTGAGCTTAGATCCTGGATTCTTTTTACGGTATGCTTTGATACCTTTACGGGTCATTCCCGCCCCTTTTTTAGTAGGGCGGTAATTACCACCTTTACCAGTAGTCCTGCGTATCTGTTTAGCTTTTCTTCTGGTAGCCATTCATTAATAGTTTTTATTCAAAACTAAAATGATTGAATACGCATCACCGCTAGAGTGTCCTACAGTTGTAAAGTCTATATCACCAGTTACACCTGAGCCTGCATTGTTTGGGATGCCACTAAATCTATCGTCATAGTATTCATCGCCTGTACTGTCAGCAGGTAATGGTATAGCTAAAACGTTAGTTGAGGCATCAAATTCAATATCTACACCCATACCTCTGGTTGCCCAGTAGATACGAGCAATAGAGACGCTGGTACAAGCTTCTCCAACGCTGTTGGAGGCCAACGCAGAGACATCTACTTTTTTAACACTAGATTCGCCTGTACCATCTGACTCGTTTGTAAATTTCAGTATTGCAACTCTATCCGTGTCTTGGATAGTTTGCGATGTTACTGTATCTGCCATTACTTACTCCTATCTTTCGACTGCAGCAACAACATAATCAATAGTCATTGTTTTTGCAGCGGCTTCTCCATTTTGGATACCAAATGATACTGTAAGCTCTTCATCATCAGGTAAGTTAGCGTTTGTTACACCAACTGGATCAGCGTTATTGACAGAGTAATATACTTGTGAAGATCTATCTGGATCTAAAAAGAATGATACTGTTATGAAAGTATCATCTGCCATAGTTGCAACATCTTCTGTAGAAGTGTTTGTATTATCTTTTTCAACTAAGAAATCAAGACCTGCATCACCATCTGCAGAAATAAAGAACACGCCATCTGTTGTATCAAGTGGTGTGGTATCTGTTATACCAAGTCCGATCACAAAATCTGATTGGTCTACATCACTAACTTTAAATCTTGCAGAAAAGTAAGCTCTCTTACTTGTGCTTAATTTAAAAGCTTCGCCTTTAAGCTGTAAAAAATCTAAGTCATTGTCACCTGCAGCATTAGTCAGCAATAAATGCCCACCAGCTCCAGAGGTAATTGCTTCAGATGCACTACCTGTGCCAGCTTCAGTTGTAGTAACCGTCCAATCACCAGAATTATATGTAAAGAAATCATTGTGATACATATAATAGGTTTGATCAGATGGATAAGGTACAAACATTGGTAGGTCTTTCTTATGCTTAGTAGCAACATTGTTACCTGCCCAAAGTATTAAGTTTTGAAAATGTGGATTAGCCATTATGAACTCCTGTAAATTGTATTAATGGAAACCTTGCGGCCCTCATCAAGCTAATTAATTTAATAACCTTTTAAATTCTATACCTAAATTATTTGCTCTGCAACAAAAAAGGGAGCCGAAGCTCCCTTAGAAAATTGTAGTTGAGTAAGAAACGCTACAATAAATCGTTCCTATTAAGCTCCTTGAGAACCAAAAACGGCTCTAAAGTTTGAATATCCAAAGCTGTAACGCTCTCTAGCTTTATATCGCATATTACCTGTATCAAAGTCACCTTCTAATGCAGTTTGCATTGGAGATCTCTCAAAATACTTAAATCCATCAGGACAGTCTGTTTTCAAGAAGAAAGCATCTGTATCTGTTAGATAGTTGTTTACGACATAACCATCAGGGATCATTCCAGTGTTGTTGATAGCGTTAACATCATTGTCAGATGTGCCTACTCTCCCAGGAGATTGTAGTAATCTGTCAGCGACAAACACCAACTGTGGTGGAACAATGAGTTTCATACCTCTTAGTGCAATGTTTAGACCTCTATCATCGGTAAATGTAGAAATACTAATTAGTGCATCTTCAAGTGAAGTCTCATTTAAGTCTGCCATAGTAGCAGCCCTGTTTGCTAGTGAACCTCCGCCACCTAGCGGGTGATCTGTTGCGATTAATACTTTACCATCTCCACCAACTGTTGAGAACGCATTGTTCAAAACAGCTGCAGCTTTGATTTGTTTTGTATTAGCCATAGATCTAGCTAGTGCTTTGGTATATCTTGCACCGAGTCTATCATAAAGATTATCCTCAATTGCCTCTTCAGTAAGTGCGAAAGCTAAAGCCACTGTTTCGTGGGTATAACGTGAAGTATATCCTTCGTTAGCACTGTCAAATCTGACACCACTACCTTCTGATTTTACCTCTGCATTACCAAACCCTACAATTAGAGTTTCTTCTTCAAACGCTCTATCAGAAGTTTCGGAATCGAAAATTTCTAAATGTTGAGCTTCGTATCTGGCATATTCCATACCGAACAAAGCATTAAGACCTGGCTCTAATTCTTTCGCTAATTGCGCTCTATTAATTGCCATTTAATTATACTCCTGTTGGATCGATATAGAAATGCTCATTAAACTTAACTATAACGTTTACGTTAGCTGAACCTGTTGTGCTGTTATCTGGATCACTTGAGAATCCCATGATTCTAAAAGTGGCAGATGTTGCTGCTGTAGTACCAGATAGTTCAACTGCTGACATTCCAGTTTTAACGGAGCCAGCGGTATAAGAAATATCTGCATTGAGTCCAACATCGGTCTGCGCTGGAGAACCAGCACTTTGGATTTCAAATACAGCATCAGGGTCATCATGAACAAACGCTACAATATCGGACGATACAGTACCATCAGGGTAATGAGATTTAAAAACTACATCTCCATTTGAATCTGTAAATTTACAACCTCTAAATACACCCAAGGATTCATCACCAGCAGCTGATACTAAAATAGTACCTGCGTTGGTCATTTTTACTAAATCGCCAGAAAAAATATTCCCAGAA